AGTTTGCGGTTCCCAATATATTCCTCGGCCTTCGGCGGCACCCGCAAACCCGATTGCGGCATGCCAGCTATTACCATTCGACAAAATTAATCTTGCCCCTGTAAAAGCAAAGGCACCGTTTGATATTTCGCCATTAGTAGTCTCTTTTATGCTGACGGAATCAATCGATCCCGTAAACCCCGTTGTGGGCGTTATTTGTAATCTCGTTGTGCCGCTCGGATATAAATAATAAGTTACAGATGAAGCAGCAGCGGAACTGATAGCTGTAAATGTTTGTCCACCAGCAGCGACTGTAATTGTTGAACCCGCACCCGCCCAGGTATAACCGATAACTATTTTATAAGTTTTGGTTGTTTCAAATACCGCACTTTGCGTGTCGTTCAACGCGGTCGTTCCGGTGGTATGCGTCCATTTTGTGGTATAGGCCCATCCAGCCGCCGCTGTCCACGAAGCAAATCCGGTATTGATCTCTGCGCCAAGCGTCGGCGTGGCGGTGAGGTTGTTTGCCGAAATTCTAAACAGCGGATTGGCCCAGTTCGCCGTCAACGGGACAGTGCCGTCTGCTCGAAGATAGCCGACAAAGGAGATTGCACCCCAGGAAAGCGTAGTACCGTTATTGGTTAAATATTGACCAGAGACCAACGTTGGTAACAACGCCCGCCCGGCCCGGGTCACCCAACCGGTTACATAGGCATCATTGCTCTGGGCCTGGCCAAACAAACCAATGCACAATACAAGTCCAAGGAATAATGTTAAAAGCTTTTTCATATTTCCCCCTTAAAAAGCAATGTCCGGTGACTGATTGATATTTACCGTTGCATCAGCGCCGTCAGTATAGGCCACGCTGATATAAAGCCAGTCGGCGGCTTGCGGTATTCCAACGGTAAACACATATGAACCGGCAGCAGTAATTGTAATCGGGTCATAGCTGGCCACACCGGAGGCATTGATTATCGGCACCCTGTAAGTTACTGTACTAATCAAACCGGCTTCATTTTTAAATCGCACCCCGGCAATCAGCGTGATTGAGGTGCAGGTTCCGGCAACATAGTCAATCGTCACATCTTGCCGGGCACAATTCAGTGTAGCGCCATACCACCAGCCGCCGGTAGCATCGATCATTTTTCCAAGACTAGATGATGTGGTATTCGCTACCGGATAAACCAGCGTTCCCAAAATCAAAACCGCGCAGAAAATAGATAAAAGTTTTTTCATTTTATCCTCCTAATACAAAAATCCAAATAGATAAACTGTATTTCCCGCTGCTCCCGCGTTGGCGCCCACGTCGGCCTGGATTACTGTGCTAGCCGCGTAGGATTTCCCCTTCAGCGGCGTAGTGTTCGGGATTGGTTGCAGTACCACCGCATCATACTGCGCGTCCAGGTTTCCCAAAGTGTTCACGGCCAAGAAGTCAGTTAAAGCCCCGACCTGCCCGATGCTTAGGGTTGTAGTTCCGGCGTCGGCCGCAGCCACTATAATTGCATGAGTAATGACGCAGCGTTTCCCCGTCGGCACCGTGTAGAGCGCAGTTTGCCCATCAGCAGCAAATGATACTGTAACTGCGGATAATAAACTAATTGTTTTTTCTTTTGCATCAGCCATATAGCACCTCGTTTTCGTAAGTCAAAACATCCCCTTCATAGCAAAGGATTGTCGGAAGCAACGTGGATTTGAAATCTGCCAATAGATAATCGCTCAGGCCGGAAATGTCGCTTGCCGGAATTACCTGATAAATCGGTATGCCATCCGCTGCCCCGCCGATATAAGTTCCGGCTTCCCCGGTCGGAAACCAAATGGGCGTACCTAGTCCCCCCGATTGAAACAATTGCCCCAATACGCCGCTATTCAGCCCGGGCATCAATCGACCATGAAATTTAATATCACCAAAAACTTTAAGGCATTTCCCGATAACTGCGGTCGTATCTGCATAGATGTAAATTTTCCCGAGAGTACCACTCCCTGCATAAAGATTCACCCCCGACACGCAACCGCAATAGTAAGTCGTGACGGCCGGAACGCTTGGCATGCTCGCCCAAGTGTCTGCGTCCGCTGACCACATTATATTGCTGCCGCTGCCAAATGCAGTAAGTTTGCCCTGGTATTCCATCAGACTAAAAATAGTATACACCCCGACGCTGCTGCTTTCGCTCCATACCACACCCGGCGAATGGCATAATATTCCACCGGCCCCGCCAAACCAAATTTCGCCATTCCAGGAAAATCCATTTGACCAAGGCCCGGACGCTACCGGGGTATGAACGAGGTCCCAGGTAGCGCCGTTGTATTTTACGATGATCGAATTGGCGGGAACGGCCGATTGCCAAATGGCCGCGTATAATCCGCCAGCGTGGACGCCTAATCTCGTACTCGTTTGGCTGGTACCAATTAACGGATCAGGGTCTAACGATAAAATCCAATTCGCTCCATTATCGGACGAATAGGCGATTGCGGCATCCCACCCCCGATACGAACTGATCCACAAAACATTATTAAGGCTGACAATATCCCAAACGCCAATACCGGCCCCAGCAAAATCCGAACAGGTCCCGATCAGATCCCAACTCGCGCCCTCGTCGTCGGTGGCCCAAATTTTCCCTACATTCCCGCCGACATATAAACTATCGTTATGCTCACATAATGATTTTCCATAAATATCAGTATTCGTAAAAACTGCCGTCCAAGTAGCACCGATTAATTTATACACATAGCCTTCCCCGGAGGCATAGTAGGATCCTTTGTGCTCAATGATCGATTGTATACTTATGTTCGCCAAATCTCCGGACAATCCCCATATACCGCCGATGCCCGGAATGGAAGGCGTGTCCCCGATATTTACATCTCCACCGAGCATTTCATACAATTCGGCAGCAGCGCGATAAATCTGATACGGCCCGGCGGCAACCCCGACCTGTGCGCCCTCGATCAGATTGATATGATTGTCGCTACCAGGTGTTTTGATCCCAAGCCCGGCAAATTGAGGCGTTGCGGTTGTTTCCAGCCCTCCGACATCAGCCTGGATAACGTGCTCAAAGTCGCCAGTATCGCGCAGAAACTCGCTCGGTGAAGCGGGAGTGACCGCAGGGACAGCGCCCTTTTTGATCGTGCTGATTGCTGGCAACCGATCGCCGTCCAGAGTGCCGCTATCAACGACTTCTGCAGCCAGATGCGCAAGGGCATCACTACCGGCCGTTTCATGGCTTGTCGCGTGCGGAGGCGGCGGCAGGATCACCGGGTCGGCATCGGTCGGCAAGGATTCATGGTCATGCGGCGGTACGGTCAAAGCCTTGATAGCCATCAGGCACCCCACAGGCGCAGCATCTCGATCCCCACGGTGCCATTGATCCAATCAGGCGTCTCGGAAATAATCAGATATTTTCCGGTCCCACCGATCTGGCGGCTATGAGTTACATTGGCAACCTTGAGCAACTCAAGGCCGATAATTTCATATTGATCCATATCGACAATTCCGCTGGCGATTTGTTTCACCCGGTCGTAAAATCTCAGTTTTTCGACGATCGGATTCGTGGCCCCGCCGAAAGCAGCGAGCAGATACTCCTCAGACCGCTCCATGGGAATATCAGCCGGTAAATAATCCCCATCGGTACTATCGGTCACGACTTCGGAGTTCCAGGAAGCGTTGCCGTATTCAAATTTCGACCGTGAGCGATTTGCGAACTCGGACATGTCGGGTGCTTCGGCAAACTCCATGAAATGCTGCTCAGTTAATGTCCCGTCTGCTGTAATGGCAGCCCAGTCGAAATGTTTGATATGCACTGCCCCGGCAGCATCGAGCCGCCAAAAGCAGTTGAAATTCTGGCACCAGGTTTCCAAATAATCCTTCGTCTTGGGCGCACCTTCGGGAGCTGCACCCATGGCCCAGGTGTTCGTAGTGCAGAACGTCTCGAAGTCATCTGTCCCACCCTCGCCATCATCGACCAGCGTGACCCCGGCAGCGGTCAGCACCCCGCGCAGGGCATCAACAGGATTCGCCCCGGCAACCCCTGGATTACTAACTGCGGTGCAATTAATTCGGATACGGTTCATGTCCCCGTTATAATTGACATACTCCCAACCATCGGATACTCCAGCGCCATCCAACCCCTTAACCAAGCTGTAACGAGACGCCGGAAGCACCCTAACTCCATCCTCGTAAACTGTATCAATCGAAATTATACGATCTGCAGCCGGAGCAGGTTCGCTTTTAGTTATCAGATATTTTGCATCAATGCCAAGTCCGACGTTACGCTTGATGACTTTCCAGCAAGTGATTTTCCCCAACGGTGAATAGCAAACCCCGGTCGGAAACAGCACCGGCTTGCCAAGCGCCCGTGTTGGCGCTTCCGGAAAGTCAGTCGAGTTGATGACCAAATCCAGAGCCGCCGGAATTGCATCCATGGCCCCGGAAAATTCCTGTACGCAGGTGAAAACGATATTCGGCTCTGCGCGAACCCAGCCGCAAATAGTGGCGACAACCGTTTCAGCTATCGTCACCCCGTCCTTTTTGTACGCATAGAGAGTTACGGTCTTGCCATAGATTTTGCGATTAGTTTCATTGGCAAACATGGCCTTGTACGCGCCATCGGTATCATCGACCGTGAGGGTGAACCCGCCGCGCTCGAATGTCCGGTCAAGGGAAACATTCCGTTTCAAGGCAGTCAAGGCAACTATTTTCCGCTCCCACTGCCCGGAGGCATCAGCTATATATTGATTGGCGATGAGATGATCCTCGTCGACCAGGGCCAGCTTGACTTTTACTAGGCGACTCATTTTGCAGCCTCGGTGAATGCGGCAGCAACGCCATATTGGTTAGCTTTTTGATCCTTCGCTGGCCGCAAATCAAGCACACCATAGTAGGCGCATCCTTCAGAGCCTTCTGGCGAAAAAATGACTTGACCGTTCCGGGCTGCTACAACCAATGCATCATATTGAGCTTGTGTCAATTGCGTAAAATCGAATTCGCGCCAGTACCTGACCCATCTTGTACGCTTGCGCGGTACACCGGAAATTCCATCGGAAGTGACCTGCCCAAGTTCTTCGGCTAATGATCCTTCCCAGTCAAAGTTTCGGGCAAATGCCAGCGGCGGCGCTCCGATCAGAAATACCTCGCCTATCTGCAGGGCGATAGAGGAGGAAAACTGAATGCGCAATCGCCAGCGGTCCATCCCCGAAGCAACTGCCGATAGTAATTTATAAGCAGGCGTGAGGGTAGCGACATTGATTATCAAGTCCTCAGTGATATCAGTATAGTTGCCATTCCCGCCCTCAAATTTGGCCGTTGTCATCGAAGCGGCAACTAAGTTGTGCCCCACAATCACAACCCCGTAAACATCCGGCGGAGGTGCGGCATCCAGAACCATCGTCAGTGTCATCTCGGCGTCACTGGCTGCTGTTTTGTATAAGGTCTTTGGGTCCCCATCCTTGATAAATGCCGCTTCATATCCTGCCGCCCCTGCCGTACCACCCAGGGTAAAAGCCGGTTGCCAAAAGCCTGTAGTGGCCCAGAGTAGCGGACTCTGTAACAGGTTTGTACTGATTAGTGTGCCATTGCCTGTAATTCCGCCGCTGACTGGTATGCCGCCGAGTGCCATGTTAAGCGCCCTTTAAAGCAGACCTTATCCCGCAGGTTTTATTACGGATAGCTTCTTTAATAACTTCAGCTATCTTGGCTGCGGTAAGTGAATCTGGCAAAGGAATAATTACAATTTGATTCCCTGCTTTTCGCTTAATTCGTTTTGGCGCGACGAATACACATTCTTTTTTTATATCCATCAATTCTCCAGCAGGGACTTCAAGCCCCGCGTGTTATTTCTGTATGCGGTAGTGATCGCATCCGCCGCGCTCTCCGGGGTGATCGTCCCAGCCAGAGTGATATGAATACTCACGGTCTTTGCCCCGCCGCCAGCAACAGGAGCCGCATCACTGCCGCGCATCTTCGACATCGGCGTTATGCTGACATATTCAGGTTCAGTTTCGCCGGTCAGGAATCGCCTATTACTCCCACCGGCAACCCAGCCTTCCCAGCCAGTAGCGGCCGGCTGTTCGTCAGGGTGTTTCGGGTTGTAGGTTCTGTCAGGATCGAAATTGTCCGCCGCCTGATTCAGTTTATTAAATGCGGTTGTGGTTTCATCAATTGCCTTTGGAAATACATTCCTGAATATATCCACCAATTCGGCAAGCGAACCGGCCATATCTCCAAATAATTCGTCTTGAGATTTTACCAATGAGAGATCAATTCCGTCCGTTTTAGCCTTATCGATTAGCGCCTGAGTAGTGGCGTCTATTTTCAACCCGTATTCCTTCTGCAAGTATATCATCCTGGAAAGCATAGGTTGTAACTGCATGAGTGCTTCTTTCTCGGTAAACCCTTGCGCCCTCAGTTTTTTAAAGGCATCACTTGCAGCCATTTCAAACTTGTCAAATTCTTCTTCCGTTAGTTTGACAACATTACTCATGCCGATTAAAGCCTGCGTTATGCCCTCTATCCCATCAACAAGCGCCTGGTTCGCGCCGACCTTTTTCTCATAAGCCAGCAGGTATTCAAACACGCCGATCGTAGCCTTGGAAAAATCACCCAGCAAGTATTTCTTGTACCCTTCAAGTCCGGCCTTCCAGTTTGCATTTATGTAATCCTGGATCTCCTTTACCTTGATGCCCCGGTTATTAAGGTCGTCAATTAATTTCAAAATGCTGGCCGAGCCTTCAGTGCCAAGCGTTTTCGCTTTGGTTATGAGCGCCACGAAGCTATCCCCAATTTCAGATTGCGTTTTTGATAACGAAAGCGTATGCCGGTCATAGTCGGAAAGAATCTCGTTTACCCGGTAAACATAGGTGCTGAAATTCGCAACGGTGACGTCGGCTTCATTTATGATGTCATCCAGCAAAACCGAAGTAGCGGCATGGGTATCTTTCATTTGCTTTGCTAGATCCCGCAACTGTTTTTCAAGTGTCTTATTTAATTGCATCCATTCGTTCTCGCGCTTGATAGCCTCCCCGATTCCGTCCCCGGCAAAGGCTTTGACGATGCCGGTCAGGAATTTAATTCCACCGGCAATCACAGTCAAAGGGTTTTTATCTATTAATCCCTGTACGAACATTTGCGCGCCCTCAGCCGCGCCCATGAATGCTTCGGCTTGCGGGCCTAATTCGACACCAATGTCAGATAATCCTTGCTTGACAACATCCATCATTTGCCGGGACGCTTCTAAAACGGAATTCGCATCCTGCCAGTCAATAGACCACTTTTTTGTTTGATCAGCGGCCTTTTCGATTGTAGGGATAGTGCTCCCTAACGTCGATTCATATTGTGCCTGTTCTTCTTCTGCCGCTTTGACTATATCGACATTATCAGCCCAAGCATCGGAATGGCTGTCAATGGCCGGGCCAAGCTTCGATTCAACAAAAGCGGCATAGGCTTCGTCCTGGACTTGGTTTTTATTGAATGCCTCCCAGCGGTCGTTCATGACTTCAATTAAGGTTTTTTCCTTTTTAATCAGGCTGTCGGTTTTGGTTATCAGGGGCGGGATTGTTTTTTCAAGATCCCCAGTAACAACAACCGCAGCCTTTTCCTGTTTCTCTAATTCCTCAAACGCCCCAGCAAGTTTAAGCAAATATGGATCACCCTTTTTTGCCGATTCCATAGCCAGGTCAAGAGCTTCATTCATGGAATTTGAACTTGTTTTAAAGTCCTTCAAGGCGTCATCTAAATCTTGATAGCTCACTCCAAGCTTTTCCAATGCGGCTTGACGTTCAACAAACGCCGTTGTATTGGCGGCTGATGCCGCCATTTCCTTATCCACGTCCTTGAATTTATCCATGTGGTTTTTGAGTAACAAGAATGCAGCAGCGGCAGCAGTAACAACGATCACCATCGGACCAAGCGCAAGCGTACCGGCCATGATTGCTTTAGCCAATGCTTCAAATCCGGATACCATGGCCATTATTTTTGTGGCCGCGAAATACGTAGCATAGGCAATTCCCAAAGCCACTACAACGTCTTTGTGTTTCCAGAACCATCCGATAACGTCAATTACAGCTCCGGCTATATTAGCCATGAACTTTATAATGTTTTTCGCCCCGGCGACAATCGCGTCCTTGTTTTCCTCGAACCACTTTTTCATGTCTTTTAACGCCGGTCCGATAACCTCGACAATCGCGCTGCCAATCTCGATCTTCATGTCCTCAAAGGTTGCCTGCATCCGCTTAATCGAGTTCGCCGTACTGTCCTGAGTCCGGGCAAAATCACCCATAGCATTAGCGCTCTGCTTCATGGCTATTTGCAATGTGGCCTCGGCCTTGGCCTGCAAGAGTGACATGCCGGTCAGTTTTTCCTTGCCAACCCGCATCAACTCTTCCTTGACCATCTCCTCAGTAACGACAATGCCAAGCGCCTTGACCGATTCGCGCTCTCCAAGCATGGCCTTGGTCAGGGCGTCGCTGGCCCCTTGTGCACCGCCCGAAAAGTTCGTAAACGATGCCAAGTCAATGGCCAGCTTTTGAGTTTGCAATGACAGATCGAGCGCTGCATCCCCAGTCAATCCGAGACCGGTCAGTAGGTCCCCGGTTGCGGATAACATCGTCTCGGATGCCAGTTTCGACACGCCCCAACTGTCGGACAATTCTTTGGATGCGGTTGCCGCCTGACCCGCCACGGTCTGAAATACGGTGCCGAACTTGGAATGCGTCTCCTCAGCGTCAATGGCCATTTTGATTGAACTGCCGATCTCGCGAGTGATCATTCGGAAACCGGATTGCACCAGGGCAAACGCAGCTTGGCCCAAGGCCATCTGCGCCCACATGGAGCCGAACCCCTTGGACATCTTGCCCGTTGCGCCGGTAGTTTCTTTTTCCAGCTTGACTATTTCGCCGTTGATGTTTTTGATGACGGGCAGTCCCTTATCATCAATCTCAATGACAAATTTCAAGCGTCCGGCTTCAGCCATTTATGGTCTCCCCGTTCATTATGCGGCGCATTGTTTTGATCTTGCCCAGCAATTCAAGTGAGTCATTCCCCGGCAATCCGAGCAAGGCAATCACCGGGCAAACACTGGACAAATTCATGGTAGCTTTCCCCTTATCATAAAAGGTTGCTTGATCGGCAACCAAATTCCAGACCTTAAAGGCCAGCGAATTCTCAGGCTCAATCGTGGGCGCGTCCTGAGCAACGTGCCCCGCCTCTTGCAAGAGTTTCCGCTGGCCTTCACTGAGGTCGCCCCCCTTCCTGTGAAAGTTGACAACCTCTATCAGTTTTTTAGTTCTGCTTCCTTGGCCTTGACATTCGCAGCATCGATGCCGTCCATGGCATCATTCAGCCATTTCATGAAGTTGGTGGAGTGCATTTCTGCCAGTTCGCGCCTCAGCTCTTCGGTAAAAGGGATCTCGGTCTCCCGGCCCTTGTCACCCTTGAACTGAAACTCCGCTCCCTTGTTGGCGCAGTCGTAAATAATTAGCAGATGCTTGTTTTTTAACCCCCTCCATCCTTTAACGGATCGCAGAATGACCAGGCGATTGAACTTGTCAAAGTCAATCCGGTCAAGGAAATCCTCTTTCTGATTTTCAATGCTCTTGACGTTCTGCTTGGCTGATTTCAAAATCAACTGTTTTTCATCCTTTGGAATGTTCTCGATCTCAAAGGTCGCGACCGAACCGTCCAGGAACTTGATCTCCTGGTCTGCGAATCTCTTTATCAACTCCATGTATCCTCCAAGGGTGAAGCTGTCACCCTATATCATGGTCAGTGTCAATTCGTCATCGAAGGCCGCTGAAGCAATCGCAGTACCCGTAAGGCCGATCCCCAACTCCTCGCCGCCACTCAGAACAGGATCATTGTAAACGACCAGCGGCATGTCGAAGGTGTAACGGTATGCCGCCACGTTGCCAACAGGAATCGAAACGTGCTTTTGTGTCTGGGCCTTACTCTCGGCATAGTACAACGCTTCACCTTTCCGAAATACCTTATTGCAGGTATAGAGCACTTGACGGTTCCCGGCGCGGAATGCGGTTATCGGGTACAGGTTGCTGGTTTTTTCGTTTGCCTTCAGTTTAAAATTGTTCGTGATCTCTACCGATGAATCAAAGATCAAGATATCAGCCAACGCACCCCCGGCCAGACATTCCTGGGCAGAACCCAAGCGACCGAATACCGTCGAGCCGCCATCTGAAGCAGTAGGCACAAAGCCATCAACAATACTGCCGGTCGGAACGGCAACCAACAGGGCGGGAATAGTTATCGTACCAGTTGCCAGCACCGAAGCTGAAACAGTAAATCCAGCGCCAGAATTGTTATCAACTACAGCACCAGTAGTTGGGTTGCGAAACTGCACCTGACATCCAACCTCAAATTGTCTGGCGTCCAGAACCCCGCCCGCGCTCTTGACAACGATATCAGTAGCGCCTATGGGATACTCTGTAGCATGAAAAGCATAGGCATACCCAGCCATGACCTGCTTGCAGAACGTGCCGCTGACTTGGACCTGTCCGAGAGCATCCTGGGATTCATCGGCCTTGACCGGGAATACCAGCTTATCAACGATACAGCCGGAATTGAACGTCACCATGTGGCCGAACCGGTGAGTGAATGACAGGCCCATGACATCATCATTGATGCCGCCAAGGTTATAGATGACGCTGGTTGATCCAACAACTGCAGCCGCCTCGCCGAACCCGGCCGCTATGATCTCGCTGCCCTTGGGCGGAGTGCCCAGCGCCCCGGACGGTTTCAAAAACATAGTGAACGAAAACTGTCCAGGCTCAAAGCCCAGGGAAAGTTTTGGCAATTCCGAGATTGTCATTTTCTTCTGAGGATCAGACAAGAAAGTTTTAGGCTGGGTGAATACCGCATCCGTGATCAGCGGCACGACATCGGCCGCAACGGGATATTCAAGCGTCCCGAAATCTGCCTCTGCTGTTACAAACAGGACTTCATCTTTTGCAGTTGAAATTGTATCGATGGCCATGGTTATTCCTCCAACTTCGATTTTTCGTACTTTGCTTTTTTGTCAGGGACAACTTCCCATTCATCCGTTCTCAGTAATTGATCGATGACAACCTTGTTATTGTCATTCACTTCAACGGTATCCCCGGCAACCCAGCAACCACTCGGCCTATTCGGATTCGCAAACCCGGAGATAGTGGCTTCCGGGAATGGAGTTTTACAAATGACTTTCATTTTACGCTCCTTCATAGTATTCGATTTGAAAACCAATGGACGCCCCTTCGACCCCGAACTGCAAGTAATCCTCAGTCCCATATATGGCCGTTATGGTAGCATCCGCGATGTTTCCGGTCAGCCCGACAGTAAGCAGGAACCGCTCATTTTTCAGTTCATCCATGGCTTTTTTCAGCAGGGCAAGTGATCCTACCTGTCCGCCGGTAATGCCAATGACCGGGGCCTGCGCCCTCCAGATCGTATCGTCAATGTAAACTGAAAAACGGTGCCGATAATGCCCCGAGCCTGACTTTTGATAAACAATGTCCGCCCCGCCATAAACGACTTTAGCGTATGGCTTCTCGCCCGGGAAAATGATATTCCTGGACTGGGCAGCATAGACTCTGACTCCAAGTTCAGTGACCGTCTTCAACTCGGTGATTACAGCGTTCATCAATTCCAGTGCTAACATTTCACACCTTGAACTTTTTATAGATGCCGTTCATTTCGCGGACATCCGAGTCAGTGAGCATCATGTAAGGAGATGCTGGAACTTTGGTCTTTCTACCACGCCCACCCGTGAACCCGAAATGTTGAGGTGCAGCATATTTTGACGCTTGATCAGAGGTTGAGATTTCCACCTTTTTATGTGGGAATTCGGGATGAATCCCATTCAGTAGAACCCTAGTGTCCTGCAATCGCTTTGCCGAACTGCCGCCCCTACGCTTGGATGGATTTTTAAGCGGCGGCCAAACTCCTTTTGCGCCAGATTCACTGCGCCCACCGGCCTTGAAATTCCGCAGCACTCCGGCCAGGGCAATCACGCCTATTTGTTTTTGGACCTGGGGAATTTCGATAAATTCCCCAAGCCGCTTGATCGTTTTTGAAATGGTGTTTTCCTGTACGATTATCCTCATGTTGTATCATTGTCGCCAAAGGCATTCATAGTGAACTTGTTGTTGTCATACAGGTCGACTTGACCAAAGTGGGAAGGGGTATCCGGCTCCGGGTCCAGCGTAGCTTCGCCCAGTCCCACCTTCCCATTGGCCATTTTATCGAGCAGTTTCACTGCATCGTTGTACTTGTTCTCCACGGCTTCCGGTGCGCCATCCTCCCGCATGTACAGGAAGTAAATGGCAATGTCCATCGAAAGCCGGTTGACCACTTTCGGCACCGTTGTCAGCGGCACCGTATACCGCAAGCAAAGGTATGAGTCTATGACCGCATCGGCATCGACAATTGCGGATTCCACCACGGCCGTGTCAACGGCTGTAGGTGCCGCCGTGGAAGCGGTCAACTGAATCAGTATCCGCTCCCACTTAGCAAGCTTCAGGTCTGCCAATGTCGAATAGGCCATTATTTACCCTTGCGTTTTGGTTTTGGTTTT